GAACGCCGAATCCCAGGCCGTGCCCTCCGACGACATCTCGATGCCCCGGATGAAACACGACTTCTCGATCGCCGAGCCGCCGCCCTTCGGCCGCCGCCGGACCGTCACCCGATCCGAGAACCGCGCACCCAGCAGCAGCGGCCAGACCACCGCCTCGAGCGCCGGGTCCGGGCGGCGGAAGGAAATCTTCGAGAACCGACGGCGCGGCTGCGCGAACTGGTACAAGATCCACTGCGCCCACTGCAGGGCAATCGCGTCGGACTGCACGAGCAGGTCATCCCGCGTGTGGGTCTTGCGCAGGTACCGGCCCGTCGAGGCGCTGTCCTCGACGTGCTGCAAGGTGCCGCCGACCGCGGTCGCGTCGACCGAGTTGACCAGCGTCTCGTCCGGTGTCGTCGTCGTCAGATCGGCGTACGGGAGCTCGCCGGAGATCAGGTAGCCCGCCGGGTCATCACCGAACAACGCCTGGCTCGTGGTCGCTCGCGAATCGGTGAGGACGAAACGGCGGTTGCGGAACACGACCCAGCCCTGCCGGTCCATGTACAGCGACCCCTGCTCCGAGTCCTGCACCACCTGCATCTCGCCCAGCATGCCGCCGTCGAGCGTCGTCGCCTGCAACGTCGTGTCGCCGGTGGAGATGTCCCGATCCGTCGACGGCCAGCCGTACGCGTCGAGGATCCGGGTGATCCGCGCGCCCGAATCCTCACCGGCGCCGACCGCGGCGACCGCGGTACGGCTCTCGGCCTGGAACACCTTGAACGCGTCCGTCGCGGTCAGCGTGCACGTCGACCAGAACGGGCCGTCGTAGTCGGTCTTCCAGTCGTCGGCGAGGCCGTAGTACAGCGGGTAGTCGATACCCGCCCACGTGCCGACGATCCGCACCCGCACCATCGGCGTCAGCAGGGTCTGCCCCGCCACCACGTACGGGCCGGCCAGGTTGTCCGGGTCGAATCGCCGGTCGCCGTCGTTGAGGACGATCGAGCAGGTACCGGCGTCGTACCGCAGGGTCGGGTCGTCGCCGTTGGTCGCGCCGATCCGGAACGACCAGGAGCGCAGGTAGTCGGTGATCTCCGTCCACACCGTGTCCGGGCCGACCTGGTTGACCGTGCCCACCTGACCGAGCGTCGGATGCCCGACCGTGAAGTACGAGCCCGACGTCGGCGTGGAGAAGCCGACATAGACCCGGATCGTGGGCAGCGGCATCTACAGCACCTTCTGCCCGTTCACCCGAAGCTCGCCGCCACCCTGCAGGTAAGCGCCGAGATAGTTGATCACCTCGGCGCCGATCTCACGCGGGTGCGAGCCGACCGCAGCGTTGATCGTGAGGTTGACGTTGGTCACCCCGCCGCCGCCGGCGCTCTGCCACATCGGGGTGACCCGCTCGGGCTGGTAGTTCTCGCCGAAGGAGTAGGTGCGGCCGGACGCCCCAACGCCGAAGATCGGCTCCGAGATGACGCCGCCGCTCTTCATCGCCCAGTGGTCGTGGGCGTTGCCGTGCGCGAAGTCGTGCCCGGCCTCGACTATCGCCGAGTAGGTGTGTCGGCGGCCGTTCTGGATGTTGAGGCTCTGCCAGGGGGTGATCAGCTCGCGGGTCGCGGCGAAGTAGTGCGCGTTGACCCACTCGGCGAGCGCTCTGCTCGGGGCGAAGTCCACCGCCCGGCCGAAGCCGTGGTACGACCGGTTCCCGGTGACGGTGATCGCACCCGGCCGGTAGTCCGAGTAGATGCCGATGCCAGGGAACGCCGCCCGGACGGCAGCCTCCATCCACTTGTAACCAGGGCCACCACCCCCGCCGGGTACGGCGGGGACAACCGCATCGCCGACCTCCTTACGCGACGGAATCCGGGTGCCGCGTGCCGTGGTCGGGAACGGCCACACCTGGCCGCCGGACGCGTAGCCGGGCGGGGTCGCCTTGCCGGTGGTGTTCATCGCGTTGAGCAGGCCCGGCGCCTGCGACTCGATCTTCCGCCGCGAGTCCTTCTTGATGACGAACTCGTCGGCGTGCACGACGCCCGCCGGCTGCCACTTCGAGCCCGGACCGGTCCAGCCACCCTCGGCGTAGTACTTCCCGTCCGGGCCCTTGATCGGCCCGTTGAAACCGACCGGAATCCTTCCGCTCTTGAGCGCCTGCTGGTAGATCGACAAGCGGCGCAGCGCCAGTTCGGCGCCGGACGCGCCGTAGACGGTGACCGTCGCCCGGTACGGACCGGCGAAGTGGTTGGCGGCCGTGTACGCGTCGTCGAGCTGCTTCTTCGCATCCTTCGCGCCCGGCGCGGAGGTCTTCGCCGCATAGCTGCCGTCGTACTGGTCGGCCGCCTTCTTCGCCCCCTGGAATTCACCGGTCAGGATCTTGATCTCGGTGGCGGTCACGCCGGCGTGCTTGAGCGTGTTGATCAGGGCGGGCGACAGTTTGCCGTTGAACCCCTGCGCGACATTTCCGACGGCGCCCTGCAAGGCGATCGACGCGAGCGCGAGCTCGTTCGTCGCGGCCCTGGCTTCCTTGCTTTTCTTCCCGTGCTCTTTGATCGCCTTGGTGGCATTGTCCTGGGCCGACTCAAGGTCGGTCTCGGCCTTGATCAGCCCGAAGACCGGGTCCGTCTCGGCCTTCATGAAGTCAGAGAGTGCGCCGAGTGCGGCCCTCTGGCCCCTGGCCGCACCGGCAGCCGCTTGGGCTGCCGTCGTGTACTTCTGCGTCTCCGCCACTGCCGGGCCTGCGGCGCCGGTGACTTGCTTCATCCCATCGGCCGCGGCGACGGAACCGTCCGCAGAAGCATGACCGGCCTGGGAGGCTTTGTCCCAGGCGGTGTTAAGCTGCCCGACCTCCTTGTAGGCGTTGGGAAGTAGCTTCGCCAGCTGTTCGGTGTTCAGGCCCGACTCGGTCAGAACGCGGTTCCACAACTCCGACGCGGTGCGCGCATTCGACGTGGTCGTCATGTACGCGGTCAGCGCTTGATCGAACGCTGTCATGTTGTCTTTGGCCGTGTCGAACGACAGGCCGAAGATGCGGTCGTTCAGGGTCTTCACCAGCGACGACGCGCCGGGAAGCAGCGTCGTGATGTCGTTGAGGCCTTTCCAGAAACCGTGGCTGGCGGCGTCCGCGGCCTGGGCGTTCTTGCCGAGGTCCTTGAGGTTATTGCCGAAGATGTCGCTCAGCTCGCCGGTCGCCTTGCCGGTGCTGACGAAATCGGTCAGCGACGCGGTGAGCTGGTCGACGTTCGCCGAGGTGGTGTCGAACTGCTTCGCGATCTCGCCGACCACCTCGAGCACCGTCAGCCAGATGCCGATCTTCCCGGCGACCGACGTCACCCGCGACAGCCCGAGCGCGGCCTTCTCGCCGGCCGGGCCCATCGCGATCAGCTCGGCGTTCGCCGACGCAAGCCCCTTGCGCAGCTTCACGAACGCGGCCAGTGCGAGCAACGAGGCGCCGCCGACGCCGGCCAGGACGGTCAAGGTCCCACTGACGGCCGGCGGCATGGCGAGGAACTGGCCGACCATGCCATCGAGGGACTTCGTCAGCACCCGCAGGCCGCCGTTGGCGCCCGATCCCGACTGGATCGCCAGGGTCTCGATGGAGCCCTTCAGTCGCTCGATGTCGCCGGACAGGTTGTTGGTCAGATCGCCGGCGGTCTTGGAGGCGTATCCGGCGGTGTTGGTCTTGTTGATCCAGTCCTGGATTCCTGCGCCGCCCTGCTTGTAGAGGACGTTCGCGGCCCGGATCGCGTCGGTGCCGAAGATCATGGCCAGGGTCTGGTCCCGCTGTGCCTGAGTCAGGCCGCCGAGCTTGTCGTGCAGCTGCTGCGCCAGGTTGGTGATGCCGACGAACTTGCCCTGCGCGTTGTACGCGGAGATGCCGAGCTCGTCCATCGCATCTTTGGTCTTGGCCTGCGGGTTCGCGAGCGACAGCAGCATCGTCTTGAAGCTGGTGCCCGCGTCGGAGCCGATCAAGCCCGCGCTCGCGAACGCCGCCAGCGTGCCGGTGGTGTCCTCGACCGACAGCCCGAACTGCGACGCCACGAGGCCCGACTGCTTGAGCGCGTAGCCCATGTCGTGCACGGAACCCTGCGCCTTGCCGGCACCGGCGGCGAGCAGGTCGGCGATGTGCGGAATGTCCTTGCCCGACAGTCCGAACTGCGTCATCGCAGTCGCCGCGGTCTCGGCCGCCTCGCCGACATC